GGTGACTGATGAGCATTAAATTAGTAAGATTAAAAAACCAAGAACTTGTATATGGTGAGCCAGAAGAAATAGAAACTTACTGTGACCAGAAGGATACTTTTATAGTAAGTACTTATATTGGTGTGAAACCTAATGTGGCACAAGAACACTTTAAATATGTAGGTAATAGAATGGGTGATCCTTATGCAGTAGCAAAAAATATTTATATAAAATAGGAGATAGAAAATGTTAGAGTTAAAAGTAGGACAAGAGATAGATGGGAAAGTTATTGATAAAATAACTATGAATGAAGACACAAGAGATATAACTGTTTGGTTTAATCAAGATCATTTAGCGTCAGATCCTGATTGTTTTATAATAAAAGCAAAAGAGTCTATCGAAACAATTTTAAATCACAAATGGGAGAACTAAAAATGGCTACACAAATAAGAAAATTTGAACAAGATGCAATCGTTGATACTATTGTTGATAGAGTAATAAGCTCTAAAGAAACTAAAGCAAAGTATGTAGTTAAGAAATGTAAAGAGTACAGAGAGTTGCTGTCAACAGCTAACGAGGTTAAGTCTTTTGATAAGCAGATAAACATGTTGAAAGAACAAAGAGATGAACTGTCTACTAAAGTTTCTAGAGGAGTAGAACTTTACAATTATGCAAACGACTTTGAATTAAAGTATGACAGATGGAACGGAGTATTGTCTACTCAGACAGGTGTAAATGAATGGAAACTAAAAGAAAAGATAGCTAACAAGATTGCTATATCTTTACTACCTAAAGATGCAGTAGATAACATTGACGCTATCATTGAGAACATTGTAAAGGAGTGTTTATAATGCAATTAACATTTGATTACTACGAGGTACAGGAAGCAATACAGCTTCTTGTTAAAAAGAAACTAGGTATAGATATAGACTTGGAAGATATAAGTCCGCATGATTATCCTGATATTGTATACCATGAACGAGAGTATGTGTATAAGAAACACAAGAACGGAAAAGAAGTTAAGGATGAGAATGGTATCCGTGAAATAGATTGGGATAAAAGTGAGTACAAAAAGAAGTCTATAGTTTTTGATGATACTGCTGATATATCTTTTTGGGTGGGGAAATAATATGAGTGCTTTATCAAAAGAAATAATCAAAGACTATAAAAAGATGCAAGAAGATATTAGAAAATCTAAAGAAGAATTTGATATGTTTGTCAGTAACTTATACATAGAAAACTGTCATGAAAGATCAGAGCATGGTATGCCTTTGTATGCTTCATGTGAGGAATATTATAAATATAATCGAATGTTTATAGATAAGAAATATTTCGATGAAAATAAATAAAATAATAGTTGCAATCTGTTTGTGTTCTATGTTATTCTATATGCTTAAAACAGGGCAATGGTATGTAATGCCTGTCATAACATGGATGAATAATGTATGAACGCAAAGCAGATGAAAAAAATTAGAAGACTTATCAAACCTATTCAGGTTGAGTGGGTGCGTAGTTTATTGAACGAAGAAGAAGCAGAGAAAGTAAATCTATCTAATATAGATACTATGCTTTCTAAACAAACACACTTCATGGTCAAAGGAACTATGCACTTATCAGCTATGACTGATAGATGGATTGTAAAGTATTTAAAAAAATATCCCAACATAACTTGTTACAAAGATATGTTAGGTATTCCTGAACTTAAAAAGAAATTAGATTTAGGATGGTAAAAAAGTTTGACATTATATTTTAATGTATGATATAATGACCAAAAGAGAGAGCAGTTAAGCATATTCCCTTGTTTTTGTAGTCTATCTCCGCTTAATTTGCATCACATAAAGCACACTTCGAGAGTAAGTGGCTCTCAAAACTCTCACTTTATTTTAACACACAGCCACAGGAGGATTGAACGACATGGCAATTTTAGAAGGACAAGGATATTGGTGTTCCATTACTACACCAAACACAAAGTTTGAACCAGTTTTTAGTGTTAATTTAGTTGTTGACGAAGAAACTGCAAACGACTTTGCTTCTAGAGGACACAAAGTTAAGCAGATGGAAGAAGGACCTGCGTTAATAATTAAAAGAAAAGTTAACGGACCAAAAGGAATGGTCAGAGCTGCTCCTAGATTATTAGATATTAACAAACAACCTTTAGATGCAGCAGTAGGCAACGGCTCTAAGATTCGTGTGCAGTACAACGAATATAGTGGAACAGGTGCTTACGGACCTTATACTGGATTAGATTTACAAGCTGTTCAAGTTGTAGATTTAATTCCTTACAAGAACGCAGATGGAGCAGAGTTCTTTGATGAAGGTGAAGGAGGAGAGGAGTTTTAATTATGACAGAAGAAAATAAACCTCACATTGTTATTGATGATGTGCAAATTTCGGTAGATGATTTACCAGAAGAAGCACAAGGCATCTTCGGAAGAGTGCAACGCTTGACTCAAAAGAAAGCAACTACTATGCTTGACTTAGAAGAAATACAAGCAGGTATTAATTTCTTTTCAAATAGAATTGTTGAAATTGTAAACAGTTCTTCAGAAAAAAGTAAAAAGGAAGAAGATGAAGTATTAAAGTCAAACAATTAAAACTTAACACGAGAGGTAACACGACAACAGTATAAGAGATAAGTTGGTGACTTATCCACCTCTCAATTTTTCTAAGGAGATAGAATGGAAACAAAATTTATAAAACATAAACAACCATGCCCTTTATGTGGGAGTAGTGATGCAGTTTCTGTAAATGAAAATGGATCAGCAAAATGTTTCAGTTGTAACAAGTTTATTCCTAAGTATGACGGAACAAATACCCATGTAGTTACACCCACAATAGTATCATCACAACCTAAGATAGAAAGTCCACAGTTAAGTTTCAACGCTCTAACTGATCGAGGTATATCAAGAGATACTGCTGTTAAGTATGGTGTAAAAAGTGAAGTGTTTGCAGGCAAGGTAACCAAACACATTTATCCTTATTACAAAGGAACAGATATTGTAGGAACTAAAGGCAGGAATGTAGAGAAGAAAAACTTCTATTGTAACGGAACGCTAGAAAATACAGGACTATTCGGAGAACAGCTATTCAAACACGGAGGTAAGTACCTCACGATTACAGAAGGAGAGTGTGATGCTATGGCAGTTTACGAAATGTTTAAAGGTAACTGGTCTGTAGTTTCATTGAAGCGTGGTGCTAGTGCTGCCGTTAGAGATATACGAGAAAGCATAGAGTTTGTCGAGTCTTATGACAATGTTGTTCTTTGCTTTGACTCTGACAAGCAAGGTAGAGAAGCAGCTAAGAAGGTAGCTAAGATACTCAGACCAAACAAAACTAAGATAATGTCTTTACCAACACAGTATAAAGATGCTAACGATATGCTCAAAGCTAAAGCATTCAAAGAGTTTAACAAATCTTTTTGGGAAGCTAAGACCTATACTCCTTCTGGTATATTAGAGCTGTCAAGTAAGAAAGATGATTGGTTGAACAGAGAAGTAAAAGAGAGTGTTGCTTATCCGTGGGAAGGTCTTAACAAGAAACTCTTTGGTATGCGCAAAGGAGAGCTTGTAACACTTACAGGTGGTACAGGTCTTGGTAAGTCTAGTGTGACTAGAGAGTTAGAGCATTGGCTTATTAAGAATACCGAAGACAATGTAGGTATCGTTGCTCTTGAAGAAAACTGGACTAGAACTGCTGACGGACTCTTATCTATTGAAGCTAATGATAGGATATATCTTAACGAAAAGCGTAATAAGTATTCAGATGAAGATCTATCTAATTTATTTGATAAAGTTATTCAGAAAGGTAGAGTCTTTGTCCATGCTCATTTAGGTGCAACAGACATAGATGAGATCTTTTCTAAGCTACGATACATCATAGTTGGTTGTGAGTGTCAATGGGTTGTAGTAGATCACTTACACATGCTAGTAAATGTAATGACAGAAGGAGATGAAAGACGAGGTATTGATAGTTTGATGAATCGTTTACGATCTTTGGTAGAAGAAACAGGAGTAGGTATGATTCTTGTTTCACACTTGAGAAGAGCAACAGGAGATAAAGGACATGAGAAAGGTGTAGAAGTTTCTTTATCTCACTTAAAAGGCTCACAAGGTATTGCGCAGTTGTCTGATTGTGTGATAGCATTAGAAAGAAATCAACAGGCTGCTAATAAAAAAGAAGCCAACACAACTAAGGTTAGAGTATTGAAGTCTAGATACACAGGAGATACTGGACTAGCTTGTAAGTTAGTTTATGATTCTGAAACTGGTAGACTTTTTGAAGATACCGAACAAGAAACATTCGACAACGAGGTTACAGAATATGAGTTCTGAAATAGTATTTGATATTGAAACAGACGGATTGAAGCCGACTAAGCTATGGTGCATAGTTGCTAAATCTACTACAGGAGAAATAAAAAAGTTTCCTCCTAATAAAATAAAAGAGGGCATAGAGTATTTACAAAGTGCAGACACTCTTGTAGGACATAACATAACAGGCTATGATATTCCTGTAATTAAAAAACTAACTGGAATTGAACTGACTAACAAAGTTTACGATACTTTAGTTGTATCTAGACTTGCTAATCCTGCTCAAGAAAATGGTCACAGTTTGAAAAATTGGGGATTTAAAACAGGATATCATAAATTAGAATCACCTGATTCTTTTGAAGAATACACACCTGAAATGTTAAAATATTGTAGTCAAGATGTATTATTAAATGAGTTAGTTTATGAAAGATTACAAAAAGATACTGAGATTTTTGGTAAGGAATCCATAGAGTTAGAACACAAAGTTGCAGAGATTATTCAAAAGCAACGTGACAATGGTTTTGCTTTTGACGATAAAGCTGCTATGACTTTACTTGCAGATTTACAACACAGAATGGATAAAGTTAAAGAAGAAGTTAGAGTTACATTCAAACCTAAGTGGGTAGATGATAAGTTAGTAAAACCTTATGTAAAAAAAGATGGTGAGTTATCTAAACGTGGGTTGACTGATGAAGAATACGATAACTGTTTGTGGTTTGGTAACACCGAGCCTTTCATGCGTAAGAAGTTAGTTGACTTTAATCTCGGCAGTCGTAAACAAATTGGAGAATACTTAACAGATTTTGGTTGGAAACCTAAACGCTTTACACCTACTGGTCAACCTATTGTAGATGAAGGAACTCTAAAAAAGATAAAGCATATACCAGAAGCACAGTTGATAGCAGAGTTTTTGTTACTTCAAAAACGCATAGCTCAAATATCTTCTTGGATAGACGCTGTTGAAGGCAACAGAATACATGGTGCTGTAATATCTAATGGAGCTATCACAGGTCGTATGACTCACCGAAGTCCAAACACAGCGCAAATTCCGAGCGTAAGACAACCTTATGGTAAGGAATGTCGTGCTTGTTGGACAGTAGATGAAGGTAATGTTTTACTAGGTATAGATGCTTCTGGATTAGAGTTAAGAATGTTAGCACACTACATGAATGATGAGGAGTTTACTAATGAAATATTAAATGGTGATGTACATACTGCTAATCAAAACTTAGCAGGTCTAAAGACTAGAGATATTGCTAAGACTTTTATCTACGCTTTGATGTATGGAGCAGGTGATGCTAGGCTTGGCAATGTAATGAACGCTAGTGCTAAAGCAGGTAAAAAAGCAAGAGAGTTATTCTTTGAAAACAAACCTGCATTTAAAAAATTAAATGACAAAGTTAAGTCAACAGCTAAAGTTAGAGGATATCTAAAAGGATTAGATAAAAGAGTTCTTTGGATAAGAAACGAACACGCTTCTTTAAATACTTTATTACAAAGTGCAGGAGCTATAGTTATGAAGAAAGCTCTTGTTTTACTTGACGAATACTTACAAGAAAAAAATCTTGAGTACAAGTTCGTAGCTAACATACATGATGAATGGCAGATGGAAGTTCCTCAAGATATTGCAGATCAAGTAGGTCGTTTAGGTGTAGAAGCTATTGTAGAAGCAGGAAACTTTTTTAATCTTCGTTGTCCTTTGGATGGTGAATACAAGTATGGGAGAAATTGGAGTGAAACGCATTAGAATGAATACGAATAGAAAAGGAGACTTTGCAGAATACTATGCTGTCACTTGGCTATGGGATAATGGGTATGAGGTATTTCAAAACTCAGGTTGTACAGGTCCTATAGATATGATTGCTATGGATAAGAAAGGTGAGATTACTTTGATTGATGTTAAGACAGCACAGCCAGACCATAGAGCAAACACAGGAAATAGGATACAATTCAAAACTGGAAGAACTAAAAAACAAATAGAGTTAGGTGTTCAGTTCTTACTGTTCAACCCTGATACTAGGAAGTTAAGGTTTGCGGAGCATAAAGATGAAGAAGAATAAAAAAACACTAGACAACTTAGTAAATAACATATATAATAAATTAGATAATCTAAACAATGAAAAGAGTTTAGGAATAACTAAAAAGCAAGCTGATGAATTTGGTAAAGCTATGAGTACAGCTTTACTTGAGTGGTCTAAACCTCACAAAAAAGATCCTAAAGCTTCTTCTCTTAGAATGTCTAATATAGGAATACCAGATAGAAAACTTTGGTATGAAGCAAACCACAAGTTAGATTCTGTACACGGACATTCTCCTAATACCTTTATAAAATTTTTATATGGTCATTTACTTGAGGAGTTAGTCCTCATGTTAGTTAAACTAGCAGGTTATGAAGTTACAGACCAACAAAAAGAAGTAGTAGTAGAAGGTGTTAAAGGACACATGGATTGTAAGATAAACGGAGAAGTTATAGATGTTAAGTCAGCTTCTCCATTCTCTTTTAAGAAATTTAAAGAAGGAACTTTAGCAAGCAACGATCCTTTCGGTTACTTAGGACAGATTGCAGGATATGAAGCAGCAGAGAAGACCAACAATGGTGGCTTCTTAGTTATAGATAAAGTCACAGGTGAGCTATGTCTTTATAGACCTGATGAATTTGATAAGGTTGATGGCAAAGAAAGAATAAAACATTTAAAGAAAACTCTTAAAAAGAAAAAGCCACCTCCCAGATGTCACGATCCAATTCCTAACGGCAGTTCAGGTAACATGGCTTTACCAAGAGATTGCTTCTATTGTCCATTTAAGTTTGAGTGTCATAAAAATTCTAACGATGGACAAGGTCTTAGAACTTTTAAATATTCTAGAGGTCTAACATACTTAACAAAAGTAGTTAGAGAACCAAGAGCAGAAGAAGTTACTGTATGAGAAAACCTAGAAAGATACGACCAAGAGAGAAAGGAGTTCCTAAAGGATACGATAGTAAGTGGGAACATCAACTACACACAGGTATTCTAAAAGAATGGGATCATCATTCTGATTACATAGAATATATTATAAAAAGAAAGTACGAACCAGACTTTGTTAAAGATAAAATAATTATAGAAGCTAAAGGTAGGTTCTGGGATCATGCAGAATATAGTAAATATATCTGGATTAGAGAGTCATTACCTGATACAATGGAGCTTGTATTTCTTTTCCAGAAACCTTATGCTCCAATGCCACAGGCTAAGAAAAGAAAAGACGGAACTAAAAGGACACATGCTGAATGGGCAGAGTCAAATAATTTTAAATGGTACACAGAAGAAACTTTACCAAAGGAGTTTAAATAATGGTTGATTATAAATTCAACGAAGAAAATACAATAGAACAAATAAAAAGATATGTAGATAAAACATATGAAAAACATTATGCTAGTGGAAAATATCAAGCAACAGATATGATTATTGATGCAGGACACGGAGAGAGTTTTTGTATGGGCAATATTATAAAGTATGCTATGCGTTATGGTAAGAAACCTGATCCTGTTACTGGAAATTATAAAAATCAAGGAGACTTATTAAAGATTATACACTACGCTATAATAGCTATACACTTATGGGTAGAGGAGAAAACAAATGCTAGGTAGATTACTATATATGATACCTTTCTTTGGAATGGTAGTAGGTATATACTTTATATGGACTGCAGATATTAGAGGAGCTTTATTATTATCAGGATTAGCTCTAACACAAAGCTTAATATGTTTACTTTATGTAGTACTAAACATAATAGCTCACGGACATGACGGAGTTTTAGAAGTAGAAGTAGAATTAAAAGATGCGTTAATGCCTGTGATATTTTTAATTCTTTCTTCTTCTATCTTTCTAATATTAACTTTACAGATTACAAAGGATTTTATGATATGAGTACAGAATTACCTACAAACTATCAACAGTTTATACATCTAAGCAGGTACGCTAGATGGAACGAAGATAAACAAAGAAGAGAAACGTGGACAGAAACAGTATCTCGATACTTTGATTTCTTTGAAACACATCTTAAAGAAAACCACAACCTAAGTAAGTCACAGTTTGATGAAACTAGAAAGTACTTAGAGAAAGCTGTATTGTATTTAAACATTATGCCAAGCATGAGAGCATTGATGTCAGCAGGACTAGCTTTACAAAAAGATAATGTAGCAGGATTTAACTGTAGCTATGTAGCTGTTGATAGTCCTAGAGCATTTGATGAAACACTTTACATACTCATGTGTGGTACAGGTGTTGGCTTTAGCGTAGAGCGTCAGTATATAAACGAGCTACCAGATCTTCCAGAAGATTTGTTTCCAACTGATACAGTTATTAAAGTAGCTGATTCTAAAATAGGATGGGCAAAATCCTACAAAGAATTATTATCTTTACTTTATGCAGGGCAAATTCCCACTTGGGATGTGTCTAACATCAGACCTTATGGTGCTAGACTTAAAACATTTGGTGGTCGTGCTAGTGGTCCTGCTCCTCTTGAAGAGTTATTTGAGTTTACTATTAACATATTCCGTGATGCCATGTCAAAAGGACAGCGTAAACTTGTGTCCATAGACTGTCATGATTTGATGTGTAAGGTCGCAGAAGTTGTAGTAGTAGGAGGAGTAAGGAGGAGTGCTTTAATCTCTCTCAGCAACCTCTCAGACAATCGTATGCGCAATGCTAAGTCAGGTGCTTGGTGGGAAGACAATCAGCAAAGAGCTTTGTCTAATAACTCTGTAGCCTATACAGATGCTGCAGAAACAGGTGCGTTTATGCGTGAATGGTTGTCACTATATGAATCTAAAAGTGGTGAGCGTGGTATCTTTAATAGACAAGCTGCCGAGAAACAAGCTGCTAAGAATGGTAGACGAGAGGAGTATAAAGACTTTGGATGTAATCCTTGTAGTGAAATCATATTACGCAACAAACAGTTCTGTAATCTAACTGAGGTTGTTGTTAGACCTGACGATAATGAAGATACTTTAATAGCTAAAGTAAAAGCTGCTACAATTCTTGGTACATTCCAAGCTACGCTTACAAACTTTAGATACTTGACAAGTAAGTGGAAACAAAACACACAAGAAGAGTCTTTACTTGGTGTGTCTTTAACAGGTATTATGGATAATAAAGATATGCTAAATGGCAAAATAGATTTAGATAAATTAAAACAAATATCTATTGATGTAAATAAAGTATGGGCTAAGAAACTAGGTATACCACAGTCAGCAGCTATAACTTGCGTTAAACCTAGTGGAACTGTAAGTCAGTTAGTGGATAGTGCTTCTGGTATTCACACTAGACATAGTAGATATTATCTTAGAACAGTAAGGGCAGACAAGAAAGATCCTCTAGCTAAACTAATGGTTGATGCAGGAGTATACAATGAAGATGATCTTACTAAGCCAGAGCATACTTTAGTCTTTTACTTTCCAATGAAAAGTCCTGTAGGTGCATTGACTAGGAATGATTTATCAGCAATAGAACACTTGAAGATATGGAAAGAGTATCAAGATCAATGGTGTGAGCATAAACCTTCTGTTACAATATCAGTAAAAGAAAACGAGTGGTTAGAAGTAGGTGCTTGGGTACATAAAAACTTTGATGATATATCAGGTATATCCTTCTTACCATACTCAGATCACTCATATAAGCAAGCTCCTTATCAAGAGATAACTTACAATGAGTACAGGAAATGGTTAAAGAAGACAACCGACAAGGTAGATTGGTCTAAGATTACCGAATATGAAAAAGAAGATAATACGGAGAATACAAAAGAACTTGCGTGTAGCGCAGGAACTTGTGAGATAATTTAATATGAAAACTAAAAGAACGGAAGCTAAATTATTAGGATATACAATCTTATTTAATAGAAAAGGACAGCTAATAACAGAAAGAACTACTACAGACATTGCAGAACTACAAAAAAAATTAACTAAAGAAGATTTTAATTTACTACAGTCTGTAATAAGAAGCGGTACAAGAGAGCTTGATGCTGTACATAATAAAATAGAAGCAGACTTAAACGCAAGAAAAGGTTAACTACCTTGTTTTATTGTAATATTAGAACTACTACCTCCGTTGGTAGTGATCTGATTTACTTTACCTTCTTGCTCAATACGAATATTGTACGAGCCTGCTTTATCTACTTTCATTTCTAATGTATCTTCTATCTGACGCAAGAACTTTAGGTGAGTATCAGTTATAAAGGTGCTTATCTGTGTGTCACTATCATAACCGACTGCTGTTCCTTTAACTCCATCAGCCGATAAAGACTTCTCAGCTTTACTAAGTTCATCAACATCTTGAATTATATCTAGCAGATCTTCAAGAAAATTACCTGCCAGATAGTCTATATCTAGCTCTGTATATTCTAATTCGTTTTCCTGTAGTTGGTCTTCATCTAGATCGTTAAACTCTAACAAGTCTACATCGAGTATGTTATCTGCTACTGCGTTACCTTCATCTGATTCTATCTCTTCTCTTTCTGGTGGATTAACAATAAGCATGTTGTCTATCATGTCTATGCTTAGATCTAATATAACCGAAGGAGTTGGTGCAGTTTCAAAGTTATAGACTGTAGTAGCTTCATAAGGTTTGTTAAGTATTACTTGTCCTAACGCTGTGTTTACAGTTATCTCTCCACTAGCATTACCAAACTCATCAGGTAAAAGTATTACCAAAGCTTCACCAGTTTCTTTTACAGTTATTGTAAAGTCTGTACCTCTTATTCCAATGGTAGCAGCGTGTGTCCTTACAGTAATGTTGTCGTTAGGTATACGTTTCTTTTTACTGGATATAAATCTACCAGTACCCTTAACAAAGTTAAGAGCCATGCTAGACTTACTTGGATTAGGATCGAACACAAACTCATCAATAATAACATTGCTGTGTTCTGTCAAACGTATTGTAGTTTCATCTCTAAACGTAACACCCATTCTGCCTTGAGCAGTTTCTAGTTTATCCATAGCATTAAGAGAAAAATCTATAGCACTTTCGTATGGTTTGTCTCTTACTACTCTGGTGTTTCCGTTTAGTTCTGTAATACTTCCTATATCAACATCCAACTGCTGTGCCTTGATCGTCCTGATTAACGCATACTGTTCCGTTGTTTCCGTCAGACACAATGCGCAACCAGTCATTATCCAAAGTAGACTGTTGATCAATAGCAAACGACCTTGAGTTACCATCGTGTTCCAACTTGAAATACCCAGACGCATACCCATCTCCATCATAATTAACTGTGTTACTGTCACCATCAAGATCTATGTAGTTTGTAGCAGAGTCTACATCTAAATCAATGTTCACAGTATTTGAATCTCCTTGTACTATAGTGTCAATATCTGCGCCACTTGCTAAACTGTTTGTAGCTAGATCAAGAGTAAATGTATTTGTACTTCCGTCAACATCTACGTTTACATTTGAGTTGTCTGCCGAATAAGTATTTGTAGGATCGACTTGAATAGTGAAACTATTAGTATCACCATCAAAATCAAAGACACCAGTAAATGTATCACTATTTATATCACCAAGCATCTTGTTGTTGTTACCTATTTGATTTACATCTAGCGTCATGGTTGCACCATCAAGATCAAACGGAGTCATAGATCCGTGTGTCGATAGTAAACCTCCGATTATGTTACCACTTCCAAGCTGCTCAAGATCTATATTTGCTGTAGCACCTACTTGATCTACATATATTTCATTATCATCAGCTCTAACTTCATTAAATAAATAAACGCTACCTGCTATTACAGCTACACTAAATAAAGTACAATCTAGTATACTAATTAACTTTTTCATATTCCCAATACCTCCTAATTATACCTGTCTTAATTATAGACAGTACTCCTTCTTCTATTGCTTGTTGAAGAGCTAAAGAACTTGACTCATTCTCTGATGCTCCTCCCTCGATTTCAACAAGTTCTGTTCCACTTGAGATAAAACGAAATAGATCTTGTGATAGTCCTACTGATATAACACTCTTGTTGACTAATACTTCTATAAGAACTTCTCCTGTAGATACTGAAACTAATCTAAGTGATATAGTTATTAAGTCTTCTCTGTATTCTTTACTAGATCCTATGCCTAAGTACCTAGCACCCATTCCACCGCTTCTTATGTTCCTATCTATGGATAGGACAGCTCCTTGTACCATGAGTCCTGCTAGTAAAAGAGGTTTCACAGCACTCTCCTCTTCAAAAGATTCCCTTGTACTGCGTATAAGTTGCCTTTCTTTGGTTAATGAGTCTAAACCCACACGTTCTACCACTTGAAAGAACTCACCATCTGCTGCATGTTTCAAAGCTCTAATAAGAAAAGCTTCTGGTGCTTGTGTTATTGCAGTACTAAACAAAGCAAACTGTCCGTTGCTTTTTCTTTGTCCTGTTTGATCTTTGAAGCTATTAGGATAAATAGCTATTACTGGTTTTCTTTTTGCAGCAGGTATGTTCTTTAGTTCTTCTGATTGTAAATCTAATACAGAAGCTTTCTCAATAACAATATAAGGAAGACCACCTTCCTGTAATAAAGAACTATATCTTGGCGCACAACTAGAAAGTAAAGCTGCCGATAGGCACAGAAATACTGGTAACGCTACCTTCTTCATCTGTGATAGTAAGTGTGATAAGTTCATTTTCAACTTTGTATTCAATAGTGTTGCCCTCTAGCTCAAGTGTACCTGATGTTTGTGGTGTTTCTCCGAACAGTTGCTCTACCATTTGTCGTGACAACTGTGCGTAGATTCTGCTTTCTAAGTTTCTTATAAACCTTGCAAGTGTAGTGTTGTCTGCTTCTCTGGCTAGTTCATCTTTATAAGCTTCTATCTCTTCTTTAATATCTCTAACTCTTGTAGCTTCTTGGTTTTCTATAGTAAGATAATGACTTGATGTATTTATTCCAGAGAAGCTAGGACTTTTAAACTTGTAAAGTATTTCGTCAGCTTTTAATGCGTCACTAAAAAAAATTACCATAAACAAAAAAATAAAATTACACACAAATAATAAATTAATAAGTTTGTTTATTGATATATTTTCAATCTTTTCTTTGATCTTCACGGTCTGCTTTACTCACTTTATCTATTTCAATTAAGTTAGGAATACCTAACAAAGTTTTAAGAAGTACATCTTGTCGTATTGTTTGATTATCAAGAGATCTTACTCTATCAATTAAAGCTACTATGATGCCATATTGAGAATCTAGTTTAGTACTAAGCCGTTCTTCCATAGCATTTAAACTAGCATCTACCTTTTCATCAACAACATCTATCTTCTTTTCCATGCCATCAATGATTTTATTTATAAGCTTCCAAATGAAGAAACCCAATCCTAGCGCACTAGCAATCGGGAATCCTACTTGGTTTATGAAGTCTATTGCTTCTACCATTTACGTTACCATTTAACTTTGTCAGCCCAATAAGCTGCAGACATTTTACCTTTTCTAATATTTTTACCATGTCTAGCCTTGAAAGATTTACGTTTCATCTTCATGCGTCTAGACTCACCTGCTTTAGGTTTACCTGCAGTCTTAGCTCCTTTCTGTCCGAAACGAATAGTCTTTATTTTATCACCTTCTTTAGCTACAACAATGTGAGATTTTTTAGGATGGCTTGGAGTACGTTTAGGTTTATTGAAACCAGAAACACCTGCTCTTGCAAGCCTTGAGTCTTTCTTCTTAGCCATTATTTCTTCTTCCTTTTCTTTTTATGTAATCCATGTTTAGCATGTTGCTTACCTTTAGCAGTAGCAGCACGTTTCTTTTTGTTAGCTGCTGCAAGTTTTCTTCTACCTGCAGGAGTAGACTTAAGCCTTTTAATTTTTGCAGACGGAGCATAGACTTCACCAGTTTCAGAAGACTTCTTACCACTTGGAGTTCTCCATTTCTGCTTTGTCCACTTCTTTAAAGACCTCTGAGACTTTTTGAGTGCCATTACTTTTTAGCCTTTACTTTAGCTTTCTTAGAAAGATCTTTAAAGTGAAAAAGTTTAACGCTTGTTTTGGTGTGTGTTTTATTTGTATGTAGTTCTCCATTAGGCATCTTGTGACTAGAACCTTTATACTCAGTACCATCTTTCTTATAGTGTTTAACACCTCCACCTTTTTTATATGTCATGCGCTTTTTCTTAGCCATGCCACCACCCATCATCTTTTTCTTTTTAGGTCTGCCGACCTTTGAACCATAAGTTCCTTTTCCCATTGGCATTATTTGTATCCTCCACCTTTTGCTTTGTATTGTTTAGCTAACATCTGTGCCTTTCTAGCACTCCATTGACCTGATCTCCCACCTTTACTACCTGCTTTAATTCTATTAAAAAGATTTTTACGCATAGTAGGTTTCGTGTAATTACCTGCTTTATTTACTGTTGATTTCTTTTTCTTTTTTACTGCCATGATAATAATCCATTTGATCTTTAAGTTTGATTTGTTGTTTTCTAAAATTAAATTTTTCTTTATTCCTTACTTGTTGTCTTCTAGCTTGGTTTCTAAATCCACCTTTTCTCATATAATTAAATCCTCTAATGCTGCTAGTTTATCTTTAGCCTGTGCAAGTTTATCTAGTTGTTCATCCATAACTTCTACAATGTCTGCGTGTTCTCCTACACCTACACTATTCTTAAAGTATACAGATAGGTTTGCTTCTGCTTTAGCTATTTCACCTTTATATACAGCTTTCAAAGCTTTGTACTGAGGTGTGTGATTTATATTAGTCATCGTCTTTTCCTTTTGTGTTGCTTGCTCCAAAGTAGAAGCTAATTACGGCACTTGCAAGTCCTCCAAGGTAGCCGAGAACTAAGTTAATTAACGCTTCTGAGTTTTGCTCGGGAGGTTGGAGCGTGACTAGGAATATATAACCCATAAAGCCACCAACAACAGCTATACCCATGATACGAGAAGTCCAGTCCTTAGAGAACTTTCCTCTTGCATCTTGTATGTCTGCAGTTTCTAGTGCGTATAGATCAACATCTAATTCCTTCATCCTAACTTCAAAGTCTTTGTCAATCTTTTTAAGTTCTGCTAACTGTTCAGGTGTTGCAGCTTGTACTGCTGCTTCTATTTTCTTAGGTGTTGGCTCACATCCAAGAGCATCAGCTACCATGTTTGCAGCCATCGAACCCATTGGTCCACCTAGAGCTGTTCCGATTGTAGGAGCTACAGCACCTATAATATTTTTCACATTTTTAAGTAAGTTTAGTTTCATTTGTTTTCTCTTTTAGTTCCTCTTTGTTAAAGCGTATGCTTTCATTCGATAAAATTTCTTCTACTGATTGCATAGCTAATTCTAATGGCATGTCAGGCACACCCTTTAAATGCGCACCTAGTAATTCTTCATAGACTTTTCTAAACTCTTCACGTTTAATCCAAGGTATGTCTACTTTTGAACGCATTTTACAATCTATCCGATAAGCTCTGTCAAGATCATCTTCAAGATACATAATTAATATATCATCCGTTAACAATCATCTGCTCCAATCTGTCTGCTCTGTTACCAACCTGTCTAGCCCAACGACTATCGAGCATTTCCTTACCTGCAGTTTCATAATCTTCTGCTGCCATAGCAGCTAGGAAGTTTTTAAAGTTTAATAATTTTGTTAAACCTAGATTAAATATCATGTTAATAATAGCTCTTTGTCTAACGTCTGTTAGATCTGCAAACCATTTAAAAACTCTAGCAGCTTCTTCTTCACAAATTGTTATATCGTTGGCAAGAAGATAATCAGACTCATCCATAGTAATACCACGCTCTTCTATATTTCTACCTACACCCAGAGTTAAAAATCCTGCCGAGCATTTGTAAGGTCGTAGTTCTACACCTTCGTCACGTTTAAGTTCTTCAATTAGTTTTTCTTTGTTCATTTATTAATCCTTTCTGTAGTCACTTGTTCTACTATGTTTACGCAATTCAAACCTACCAAATCCTTGAGGTTCTACTGTTGGTACTTCTGGTGCTTTTGGCACTTCTATAACTTCTGGTTCTTCTATAGCATCACTCATAGACGGATAGTTTCTGTAAGTTCCGTCTGGTAATGGAAGTAAAAAATCTTTTAACTTTTTAGTTTCTTCGGCTATGTAAGCGTCTTGATGTTCTTTTAAATAGTGATCTACAATACGAGGTTGTGGCTCAATCATTTTAGGCTCTATCACTTCTTCATCATAAAAAGTATCTATCACAGGATTTCTTTCAAAAGGACTTTTATTGTTAGGATCTATTTCTTTAGTAGTCAGTTCATATATATTTTTTAATCTACTAAATACACCTTCTTCTTCTGGAAGATTAGAGATACTAGGTTTGTAATAGTTTTGGTAGCTATCTATAGGAGCAACACCTGCTCTAAGATTTTCATCTTGTCTAGGAGCAGGAGAAGGAGTGTCATCTGAAAAAGATCTTTCTCTCATTTGTGCAGGACCGTATATAATAGAAGAAGTAAGATTATATCTATTTCTAATATTTTTTAATGCTTGATTATATTCAGGAGATTGCTTAGTTCCTCTCCAATGAAACTTCATATATAAAAACTCAGCAGCTTCTTTGTAACCATCGTCTTGTTCTTTTGATGTTCCTATTATTCTTAACAAAGGATCACTTGACATAGTAACTCCGTTGTACTCTTTTTTCTCTGCTGTCAAAAACATGTGACCTAAAACCATTAAGTTAGATTCATCTCTGTTCCAATCACGAGGATCTTTTTTAGATGCTGCTACAACTGCATCTATAATATTTTGATCTACAGGTATTCTACCACTAAGAAAATTGTTCACTACTGTTTTGACAGTTTCATCTTTAAATTGATGTAAACCTTTAGCGTTTGCAATAGATATTTCTTTAGGATTATTTTTAGTTTCTACGTCTGCTACTTCGTCAGCGTATCTAACTAAGTTTTCTGCAAATGTATTCTGATCAGTATCTTCAATATTCATTCGTTTGTGCTGTATATCTAAAAATCTTTTAGTCAAAGGAATTTTAGAAAAGATACCAAGCACAGCTTCTACTGCTCCTCCTATATCGTAGCGTCTTCTCAAAGTTCTCATAAGACCACCACCATAAACTTTTTTACGAACCATATTCTTTTCAATTTTAGTCGGTATAAACTGGTTATGTTTTAGCAACACAATATTTTTACCTTCGTTGTAAGATACAGAATCATAACCTAAGTTAAATAAACCATCTTTAATTACTACGCTTTTACTTTTCTGCATCATGTCAGATCCTTCTTTACTACCTCCTTCGGTAGATAACGCATAGTCTCTAGCATTCAACTCAAACTTAATATCTTTTATAATCTCTACATCTTTCGGCATAGTTCGTGCTTTCTCTACTTTTTCTAGTATTGCTTCTACTGTAGGCTTATCGACTTCTAAAGTATTCATAACTTTAACTTTGCCTTCTACTTTGTTAGCACCTCTAATGTTTACAGAAACTTTAGAAACATCTAAACCTATAGAGTCTTCTACTCTTCTATTTATTGCATCATAGTTATTTTCTTCAAGACCTACAAAGTAAGATTCTTTGCTAGTATCTTCTGGCATATCACTATCTTCGTATGTTTGTATAGGATCTCTATCTTCTAAAAATCTTCCGTAGTCATCATTCTTTGTTAACACACTAAAAGCATAGTTGTTATTATCAGGAGTGTCTACTTCTCCACCCATAGAAAAACCAAGTCTGTCTTCGTTGTCTTGGACTGACGGACCTCCTAAGTCAGCGTATGTAAACGGAAGACCTCTCATTTTTCTTTCTTCTGGTTCTTCAACTGCATTAGGCACGTTGACTCTACCACCTTTAGCAAATCTTCTGTTATCTATAACAAAGCTTTGATCTTCAGGTTTTTCTGCTTTAGTTCCTCTAGCCCAAGATTTTAAAGCATCTCTTTGATCTTTTGGAAGAGCAGAATAAAATGGAATATTTTGTGTAGCTATTTGTAAAGGACTGTGTCTAAACTGTACAGCATCCACAACGTCTGCAACTAAAGGACCAAAAGGAGCTTTAAGTGTAGAGCCTGCTGTTAGTCCACCATACTCGATACCTCTTGCATATCTAAACCCATAGTCAAGAGGACCAAATCCTCCCCACCTAGAAACAGCATCAGAAACTATTTTAGCATCTGACTCTTCTAAACTTCTTCCTTCACTTCTGAAAGCATTAGTAAGTATAGCTCCTCCTGTCATTAAAGATGTAGCAGCTACAAGTTTAGGTGCGTTTCTTATAGGATCTTGATTTACTTCTCTTACCATATTTTTAAGAACAGTATTGTTAAATACAGTCGGATAAGAAGCAAACTGCATTACTAGCTGTCCAACAGGACTGTTAAACCATAAAGGCTTGTTAGCTTCCGAAGCAGCAGGATTTAGAATTATTTCTCTGGCAAATAAATTAGAAGAAGATAAAACATCATTCTGATAAAACGCACTATTCTCATACTTAGCATCATCAAGCACTCCGTTTACAGAAGAATTTTTGTAATTAGATACTGCTTTCTTATGATCTATTCCTATCTGCCAAAGTTTAGTTATTGTTCTTTTCTTTTCAGACTCTGATAAACCACCATCTGCTAGTTTTTTAGTAAGTCTTTTAATTACACCTTTAGAAGATTTAAAAGCACCAAACTGTACAGCTTGTGTCCACGGAGAAAGCAACGTAGCTTTAAAAAACATTTCTGATATTGCACCAGTTACTTTACCTTGAACAGATCCTGCATACATAGACGTAAGTCTTTGTTGTGCAGAGTACTCAGTAGCTATACTAAATGAGTAAGCTTCTGCCCATTCATCGTCAGTTAAATCTTTAAAGCCTTTTACTGATCTATTTGTAACACCTGTTTTCTTTAATGCACCATCAAATCTAGTAAAAAATCTATTAAAAGATTTCTTCATTTGTTTTCCTGCAGCACTTCCAAAAGCTTTAAAAACTTCTGGTGTATCTTCAAGGTCTACTTTAGTTAAAATAATTAAAGGCTCAGTTAAACTTGAAATAGTTGCTAAAGGAAGGTGAGCTAGTTGCTGTGTAAGTTTTACAAAGTTTTGCACTCCTTTAAATTTCTCACCTAGTAAAGGTTGTTTTCTAGGAGCAGTACCAGTAACAGACTCGTAAGTATCTTTCATTCTTTCAATTACTTCTTCCTGTTCGTCTTTGCTATAACCTGCTCTTCTTAAATCTTCTAAAATAGTTCTTGAATATCTATCTTGAAACTCATTTAAAGTTACACCTAAATATCTTTTACGTTCTATTGCACCTGCCATATCATCAAAGTAATTAATATATATTTGTTCTATGTTGTTTTCTATAAACCCATTATCAATTAAGTCTTGATCTTTTAAATCATAAAAGACTCTAGTTCTTTGCATACGCAAAGGTTTATTAGGAGCGTCTGGATCAACAAATTGAAGAGAAGGATATTCTTTATCTAACATATCCTGTACTAATCTTTCTGATTTTAATGCTCTAGCTCTTGTTTCTATTTCTTGAGGTGAAAGAGTGATGCCATCTTTTTTAGCTTGTAACTCTATTACTTCTTTAAATGTAGTTGGATTACCTTCTATACTATCAAAGAAAGATTTAAAGTAAGCTTCATCTCTTTTTAAACCACTAATATCTACTCCTGTTATAATTGTTTCTGGATCATCAACATCTCTTATTTTTCCTTTAATTAAATCATCATTTAACTTAGAGTGTCTGCTGTTAAAAATAAGCTGTACAAATTTATCTTTGTTATCTTTTATAGCTTGTAAATTATAGTAACGAGGAAAGTAAAACGGAATCTTTTGTTCTGGCTCAAACAAAGTAAAAACTTCTGAACCGTCAACAGAGTCTATTGTTGTAGCGTCTTTGTAAACATTGTCTGTAAGTTTTCTTAAACGAAGAGCTGCCATTACAGTATCTTTATTTATTTTAGTAGCTTTTCTATCTACATTTTTTTCACCAAAAAGTTTTTTAAGTGGACCAGTTTGTTCTGCTTCCATATCTACAGGTCTGCTTTTTCTCCAAGCAGCGTTTAACTTTTCAGCTACTTCATCTATGTTACCTTTAAACGAATAAGAAACTACTTTACCTGTTTCATCTTTAACTTCGTTTATTCCTATTTTTGCTAGTAGTTGAGGTTGATTTAAAAGAAACGAAAGCTGTTCGTTATTTACAGCAGTTAGGTGATTAGTCCAACCAGTTCTTTCAATGTTATGATCTGCAAATATTTTAGCTAATGCTTGTCTATATTCAGCAGTTCTTGTTCCTAATGCCAAACCAAAAGATATGTTTGCTTTTTCAGTAACAGCACCAGTAAAATCTCTTAGAGCATCGTATCTTATTGCTTCTAAAAATTTTCCCATAGCTTCTGAGTCTTTAACATATTTAACTAAAGGAGCAGTAGCTTTACCTGTTAAACCTTGTACAAACTTACTAACTCCTTCTTTTGCTGTTTTAGGAACAATGGTTACACTTTTTAAAGACTCTTGAATTTTTTCCCATTGTTTTGATGTTTCACTTCTTGATGCAGGATCAACATCTTTAGGTTCTTTTTTAGCTTCCATACGCTCTCTAACTCTTTGTATTGATTTAGAGTTACGCAATCCTATAAGAGCAGCAGCTCCACCTAATCCTAAAACTCCTCCTGCAGTACCTCCTATTAAGCCTGTTAAGCCTGCTTCAGAAGGAGAAAAAGAATTTCTAAGGTTAGCATTAACCTCTATATTTTGATTGCCTATACTCGATCCTGTGCCTTGTACGAAACCTTCTGTAATAGCATAGTTAACACCAGTACCTGTGTTGTTATCTCTAATTTTTTTAAGTCCTGATCTAAGAGCTTTAGATTGGGCTAGATTAGAAGCCAGTTTGGTTGAACCAAGTTTTGTGCCTGCAGCAGCAATTCCTGCTCCTGTTAAAGGAGTCATCATTATAGATAGTAAATGTATAGGATCTGTTACAAAATCAATAACACCATCAGCAGTAGCTTTTATCATATTAGAAAAACTACCTACGTCTGCCTGATCAAAAGCTGACCTAAGAAACGCATAGTCTTGTTTTTGTTGTTCTGTCCATTTACCAGAAGTATATCCTCTGTATAAAGCACTAGAAACTCTATAGTCTTCATCTCTTAGATATTCAAATATATCATCATCTTCATCTATAGATTCTAAGAAACGACTAGCTGTTTCTTGAAAAGCTTCATCGTTATCTAAATCATCTAAAGTAAAAGAAGGAGTTTCTGCTACTGATGTACTTCTATTTTCGTAAGCTTGTCTTAAAGCTTCTTGCTGACTATCATAAACAGGTTCTTGAGACTCTGAACTAGGAGACGGAACATCTGCTACTTTTCTAAAGTCTACTAAATCAACAGCGTTAGATTCATTAGAGCTTGGTACATAATATGGACTTGTTTTATCTTTTCTAGAAACCCAATCATTTACAAACTGTAAATTAAAAGACATTTAGTTTACTCCTAATTTAGTCAAACCTTCTAAAGTAGTTGGATCTGGTGTTTCCTTGTCCAACTCCTCTGTTCTTTCTTCCATAAATGGATTAGGTTTATTACCTCTGCTTATCATAAAGCCAATATGCTTATTTATTTTGTTACCAAACAATCTTTGTTGTAACTGAGCAGCTCTGTTTGCATTATCTTCTTGAAGCTGACCATAAAGATTGTAATGTCTTGCTTGTGATTTCCAAACAGGAATCCACTCTTCATAACCTTTTACAAAAGAATCAATAGAATCAAATTGTGTAAGAGCTATGTTATCTATTAAACTTTGTAATAGCATTTCTTTTTCATTTTGTGTTATTCTAGTATTTCCTTGAATTTCGTCTACCTCTAGAAACATAAGATTTTTTCTTTGTGTATCATTCATAAATTCAAATGCAGGACCTTGTGTATAACCCACACCTTCTTCAAAATCTAGTGCAGGTGATAACATAGCCATAGCTCTGTCTGGATTAAAAGTATATCCGTTATTATAAAAATCAGTTGTTCTATCCATAAAAGATCTTTCTTCTGCTCCTGCTCTTAAAGCAACAAGCAAAGCAAACTTAGATCTTTGTTCTGCATAAGCAGGTTTTCTCATATCTTTTGCAAATTGCTCTACTCTCTTTTTAACAAAAGTTTCATACGCATCAGTACCTGCTTCTTTTCCTGCTTCTAAAGCTTGTGAGTGTGCAGAGGACATATATAATTCTTTTGCAAATTCTTCTTCTGCAGGATTGTTAAGCCTTAAAGAATATGCTGCTGCAACATTTGTTAAAGTTTGTCCTTTTGTTGTCTTTTCGTTCACTTTACCTGAAGATGCTACAAAATAATCAGAATCTATTTCTTCAATTATTTCTTCCATGTCATTTGTCATAGCAAGTGATCTAACATAATTTCCTAGTTTTGAAGTACCGTTGTCTATATCGTCTTCTTTAAGTGTTACTAACTTTATATTTTGTACTGCTGTGTTTTCTTCAGTTCCTTCAGTTCTTCCGTTAGCCATGACATTTCCAATATAATCTTGAGAAGCATTAGAAACAATAGAGTCTTGTATTATTGGAATAATTTCTGTTTGTATTTTCATAGAATCTAAAAACATTTGTGCAGTTCCTTCTCCAAAAACAGCATCTTCATCACCTCTACGTTTAAAAATATTTATTCCTCTATCCATTCTTGCAATACCATTAAGATAATTGTCAATATTAAAAATTGAGTCTGCTGCTTGTAGTTTACTTAGTTCTTCATTGTACAGTCTTTTTGTGTCACCTGAAAAAGCTTCTGGTGTTAAATTTAAACCAGACGCAAGTTTTTCTTCTGTTGTTGATCCTTGTAGTAACTCAGTTCCTGCTAATCCTGAACCACCAAAAAGTCTGTCTGAAACATCTTGCAACTTAGATTTTTCTTTACCTTCTTGTAGTGTAAGTAAATCTTCTAAAACATTACGAGTTGCTCTACTCTCTAATAAATCTACTTGGCTTGCAGGAAGTTCTTTATATCTTTGAGGATTAAAAGTATTTTCCATTTGTTTAGTTATAAGAGGTCTTAGTGCTGTTTTTACTCCTTCAAATTTAGCTCTGTCGTTCATTATATCTTCATACGAAAGATACTTACCATCTTTCTGTGTAATTTTATTTAAAGAAGCTATAGTGTTAATAGATTCAGTTCTTCCTTTAGCATGAGCTATACTGAAACTTTCTCTGGCTTTTAATTCTTCTGCTCTTTTAGCAGTAGATGCTCTAAATGCAGAAGCTCCAAAAGAAAACAAACCCAAAGCTCCCATAATTTTTTCGTTTCTTTTATTTGTTTTATCTGCTCTAGCAGTATCTGCTCTTTTTTGTGCTAACAATGATTGACCTACAGATTCAAAGCCACCAGAGGTAGGTGCGTTAATATCTAAATTCATCATTGCTTTTTCAGGTGGTATGTATGCCATTTTATTCTCCTGCCAATAAGCTAGGTTCTTGTTGTTCAGGTCTAGCTAATAAACTTTGTAGTTGTTCTGGTTCTATATCATCTAATCTTTCTTTTACTTCTGTTGGTAAAGATTCTTCTCTAAGATTTTTAGGTTTTAATTCTTGAAAACTTCTAGTAGGATCAACAGACTTTAATTCTTCTTGTATTTCATCTGCTTCTTCTGGTGCAGCATCTGCTATTTCATCTTCGTCTTCGTAAACTACAGGATCTATTCCTGCTTTCTCAGCTAAAGCAATAAGCATATACATTACTGGTTCTATTAATAAAGCCATTAATTGTGGTAAATATTTACCAGACTTGTAACCTTCTGTAAGAATAGTACTTGCTATTACTGATACAGGAACTTGATTGTCTAACAAAGTCAAAACACTTGGAAGCCTTTCAGGTTCTGTGAGATACATAAATGTGTCAGCTATGCCTTCGTCTAAGTCTACAATTTGTGGAGGAGTTTCCCACGGATTTTTAGAATCAGCAGGTTCGGTAAGAGACTGTCCGGGAATTGGACCTGCTCCTCCTAACGCTCCTGTTTTTATCATTTCTTCTCTTGTTATAGGTTGTTCCATGTTTTATCTCCCATATCCTGTAGCTACAAAGGAAGGAAGGTTTCCTCCGTACCCTGTATTTTCATAAGTATTATAAGCATTCATCTGAGCGTAGCCTAAACCCGGAACTCTAGATATTGCTTGCATAAACATACTGCCAGTATCTAAAGGATCATTTGAAGTTACTGATTGTTTATTAAATGGAGAATAAGTATTTACTCCTTGAGGAACATAATTACTTGAAGGAGTTATTAAACCCATTAACTCATTCTGTACACCTTTCTGAGCTACATTAGCTGTTACATCAGTAATGCTATCTTGACTAAATGCTTTAGTAGCTAATGATCTAAAGAATCCGGGATCTGACTCAGGAGTAACAATAGTCATATCTTTAACAGCGTCCATGCCTTGCTTACCTGACTCTAATAAATCAGCGTCTTGTTTAAAGTAAGCACCAGAACTTCCGTCTCTTGCATATCCTTTAAAGTCACTTTCAAAAGAAACTTCATCACCAAACTTAGCTTGATATTGTCTATTAAGTTCAAGGTTTGCTTCTTCTGGAGTCATTCCTTGTCTAATATATTTATCGTAATCTGTCTGTATCTTATACATTCCTTCGTCTACATTATAATCTAGGTCTACTGATCTACCATCTAGCCTTGCTCGTCTTACTTGTCCTATCACTTCTTTTTCAGAAGGCACGACATTATATTCTGATTGAGGTACAAGTTCAGGAGTCTCTACTATACTTCCGTCTTCTAATACAGTTGTTGATGTAGTTACGTTATCGTTTAGTTCTAAAAATCTATCTGCTTCCATATTGTTTCTTTCTAAGAAATCATCAAAACTTTCATTCTTTCTAAGAGCATCAGTCTTACCAAAAGTTCCTGTTTCACTTAACTGACCTCCTTCGTTTACCATAGACTGATAAAATTCTTTGCCTTGTGTATTTATACTTTTAAAACTAGCATAGTTGTCAGATTGTTTCCACGCTTCAAAATCTTTTAAACTAGCATTTTCACCTGCTATATTTTGAAACTCTTTAAAGTCTAAACTAGCTTCTGAATATAAAGCAGTAGGATCTTGTATTCCTAATTTTTGTTTAGTAAAATCTATAGCTTTGTTAAAGGTTTTAGCAACAGCTTCTGATATATTACTAACTCCGGGAATTTTAGAAAGTGTTCCTGTGATTGCGTTAGTAACAGTAGAGTAAACTTTACCTCCTAATCTGCCTGCGTGATATACTCCTTTCATAGCATATCCTGCAGCTTTAGCTAATACACTTGAAGAAGTAGTAAGTCCAGAAGCAAAAGTTCCTAGATTAGTCCATAAGACAGGCACATAAGGCATAACAAACATCATAGCAATAGTTCCTAGTACACCTAGTTTACCTATTCCTTTGACTATTCCTTTTAATCCTTTCTTAATCTTACGACCAAGTTTCCTAATTCCTTTGCCTATCTTCCTACCTATTTTTCTTAAAAATCCCATTTCTTAACTCCGTGTTTATGATATTATGTTTCCAAAAGCTTCCATGACTGTTCCCCAATTCACATCACTAGCTCTGTAAGTTGTAGATCCTAGAGCTGCTGCATATACTTGAGCAAGTCTTTCTCTTTCGTTGTTTGCAAATGTAGCGTCAAACTGTGCTTCGTCTCTCAGTTCTTGAGCTAAGAACGCAAGTTGTTGTGTTGAAAGAGTCATAGCATTTTGTGCATTTAAAGTTATAGCAGCATTTTTAGCTGCTGTATCTGCTGTATTTGCTTTACGCATAAACTCTACATTAGCTTGCTCTATGGCTGTTGCATTCTGTGAATTAAACTGATCTCTTTGAAATTGTCTTTGTGCTTTAGACTCACTCACTTGTGTAGCTATCTGTGCATTAAACTTTTCAATGTCTGCATCTCTTCCTGCTCTTCTAGCTTCTGCAGCATTTTCATTAGCAGCATTAAACTGTTTCATAGCATTCATGCTTGCAGCATTCTGTTGATTTATCTGCGCTCCTAAATTTGTTAAGAACTGATTAGTTTGATTTTCAGATGTAGCATTAAATTGTCTAGCAGCATTTTCAGAAGCTTGATTGCTTAATAATCTTTGTTGTGTTAGTTGATCTTTTAATATTAATGCTTGTTGCTCATTACTAAGGTTTGTCATATCCATTTGTAAAAATGACTGTGCATTCTGAGCAGCTATTTTAGTTCTTTGATCTACTGCTGATAAATCTAAAGAAGCAAGAGCTGTTGCTTGCTGCATTGTACTTTGTTGTTCAGCGTTCATGTTTGCAATATCTGCTGTAGACATTAGTTTACTATTAGCTAACTCTACTTGTTGAGCTGTGCTAAATTTAGTAAGGTCCATTTTAGAGTTCATTGTTGCATTTTCTATAGCTCTTTGTTGGTCTACATTTAACTGAGCTAAGTTCATTTGCTGTGCCAACTCAGAACTTTTTAAATTAGTTTGCATTCTAGCATTTAAGTTAGCTAACTCTGTAGCTTGAGCAGCATTAAGATTATCAGCACCTGCCTGATTCTGCGCACTAAGATTAGCTAGTTGTATTTGTTGATCTGTAGTTAAATTAGCTCTACGCATTTCTTGTGTAAATGCAGCATTCTTAGCCATAAAATCAGCAGCAGTATTAAACTGAGTTAATCTAGTTTGTTGTTCTGCCGACATATTTTCTCTGTTAGTAGAATCTAGTATCTGCAATTCAGCTAACTCTAGCTGTGCTTCTATGCCTAACTCTTGTAGATTTACAGCTTGTTGATTTGCTGCGTTAGCGTTAGTAGCTTGCTGTAAGTTTTGTAGATTTTGAAGTCTTGTTTGCTGTTGCTGTGTAGCTGTAGCAAGAGTAGATTCTTGTCTAAACTGTCCTTGTTGCACTCTTAGTTGTTGTGCAAGCTGTGCTGTTTGACTTCCTGCAGCTTGACGATTTGACAAGTTCTGCATCCGTAACTGTTGTTCTTGTTGAGCTTCTAATATATTAGCTTGTTGTTCATTAGTAAGATTTTGAGCTGCTCTAGCTTGTAAAGCTTGTGCGTTGCTTTGTGCCATTGGTAAAGCACTTTGTATAATAGCATTAAACAAAGCATCTCTGCCAACAGTAGAAACTCCTAAACCTCTTGAAGCTAAGTTTTGTTCTACCATATCAACAGCAGGTTTTGCCCAAGTAGGAATCTGACCATCTTGCAGTCCTCCTACTAATGATTCCATTTGAGAACTAACCAATGCTTCTGTAGGTAAAGCTGCTACTGCTGCTTGTACATCTACATCTTCACTTGCTATAGCAGCTTCAACACTAGCAGGATCTTCAACAATAGCTGATGAAATACTTTCAGGTATGTTTGCAGTTTGAGCCAACATACTAGCTGCATCACCTTTTGCTGCTGTACCAGTTACTGCTTGTCTTTGTGCAGCTTCAAAACCTATGCTGTTTATAATCTGTGCTTCTGTAGCTGTAGGAGCTGTACCAGTTATAGCTGCTCTTGTTTGTTTTTCTGCAGCTACTGTCGGAGATAGTTGTGCAGCTACTCCAATAACCTCAGGAACAAAAGCTCCTGCAGATATAACAGCGTCTACATTCTCAGCTTTAGAAGCTTCTATAGCTTGTGCGCTTATTTGAGCAGCTACGTTGTCTCCTGATAAAGTTCGTATTTCTTCTACTTGAGCAAGTGCTTGAGGAGAGAGTTCACCAACAGCTCCTGTAGTTGAGGTCATAGTACCTGCTTGAGCTGCTTGCATTGTAGCAGGATCAAAAGATGTCGGTGCGTCTGCTTGTGCTGTATCGTCAACTGTAGTTACATCTTCATCTGTAATGTCTCCTATTTGACTAGCTGTAGCTTCTGTTGGAGTTTGACCTGCTCTAGTTCCACCTGCCATTTGACCAAACGTAGAATCTACAGTTAAGTTTCTATCTCCTCTTATACCTACTCTAGTGGCTGATCCTTGACTTCCTATGGTTGCAACTTCGGCAGGATCTATTTTAGCTATTCCTATATCTTCCCTTTTATTAGGATCAGCTTTACTACCTATATCTCCTAAAGTAATATCTTCCAATATAGGACCAGTACGTTCTATTCGGTTTACTCTTTCAGTAGCTGTTCTAGCTTTAGTAGCTTGGTCTTCTGCTGAAACACCTTGAGCATTAGTAGTAGTGCCAGTATGTTTAGGATCATTTTGCCATTGTTCCAAAGCTGCTTGAAAAGCATCTTGACTACTGTAGTTTCTACGAGAAGGTTTACCTCCATGTTTCAAAGTAACTCTTCCACCTTTACGATAGTCTTCTCTCTTCTTCTTATATCTTTTCCGTGCCATATTAATTCCTAGTTTGTTTTAACTTCAAAAAGTTTGTCAAGTTTTGTTTCAAGTTTATTAAGCATACGAATAACACGATCCGTATTACTTTCCATTTCATCTTTAGTAACGTAGTTCTTAGCCACTTCTTCTCTCGTCTTGTTTAGAAGTACATCAATTCTTTTAAGCTCTACAAAGTTCTGTCGTATGCTATAGACTATTGGAGCTATAACAATAGTAAGCAATACATTCCACATTTCCATGTCCATACTTTTACCTTTAGAAAGTTAAATTAACTATTGTTAGAAATATATGTATTACCAGTAGTAATCGCTGTAGTGTAAGATGACTTATCATCACTTGCACCAGCTACATCAGGTGTGTCACCAGTTCCGTCATACGCAAGAATAGTAGTTAGATGATCTACGTTTGCTTTTACTCTAGCGTTTGCATCGGCTTGTGTAACTCCAGCAGATAGATCGGATGCTACAATATGCGTTGATGCTTTGCCTTTAGAGTTAATATCATTAATTACTGTTACGCTATCTGTAGCTGCTGTTAAACATTCGCTTACTGTTTGTGCCATTTTATTTTTCCTCGGTTATTTGTGCTTTTAATTCTTCAACTTGTGCTGAAAGTTCTTGTACTGCTTTTACTAATACAGGTATAACTGCTGCTTCACCAACTCTTTGTTGTCCAGAAGGATCATCATCATCCCACATACTAAAACCATCTTTAATATCACTATGTTTATCAATAGCTGCTTTAACTTCTTGAGCTATAAAACCATGCTGAGATTTAGAGTTTTTATAAACTTCTGTAGAACTTTCTTCATAGCCTTTAAAGTTTTTAGGTAGATCACCTTTGTTTTTATAATTAAAAGTTACTGGTCTGAGATCGTTGATAAAGGCTAAACCTACAGTAGAGTCTTTAATATCTTTCTTAACTCTTTTGTCTGATACAGTTGCCCAAGATGTACTTCCGTGTGATGTCCGAATATCAGCAGAACCTTGACCTATAGTTGTGTAGTTGTCTGCGCACACAAGATCTACTCCTAAACCATTAGCATTGCTAGTGCTTACCGATGCTGTAGTGATGCCATTACCAATTAATGTATTAGAATGACCTGTAGTAAGATTGTCAGCGCACTCAAAACCAAAAGCATCATTGTGAGTTCCAGTAGTTACTGCTTTTAAAGCTTTACGACCAACTGCTGTGTTGTTTCCACCAGTTGTACTGTTAGCTAATGCTTGTTCTCCAATCGCTACGTTGTTTGATCCTGTAGTCAGAGTAGTTAAAGACTCAAAACCCATAGTAGTATTTGCTAATCCTGTAGTTATTGCATCACCAGCAGTAGCTCCTATTGCTGTATTGCGGTATCCAGTTGTGGTTGCTCCTAGAGCATAGTGTCCCATTGCAGTATTATTAGCTGCTGTAGTAGCTAATCTTAAACATTCATAACCAAATGCAGTATTATAGTTTCCAGTAGTATTTGTTCTTAAAGCACCTGATCCGACTGCTGAGTTCTCAGTTCCTGTTGTGTTTGCTGCTAGAGCTTGTTTACCGAGACCTGTATTGTTAGAAGCTGTTGTATTTGCTTCCAATGCGCCTTGACCAACTGCTGTGTTTGAAGCTCCTGTTGTGGTTGCTCCCATTGCTCGGCTACCAACTGCTGTGTTTGAGCTTGCTGTTGTTGCTACATCTAAACAAAGCTCTCCAACTGCGACATTATTACTTCCTGTGGTGTTTGCAGACATAGCATCCTTACCAACTGCAACATTTTGTTCGCCTGTGGTGTTAGCATCTAAAGCATTTGCTCCAACTGCTACATTATCTGCACCTGTAGTGTTTGCAAATAAAGCATTATAACCAAGTCCAGTATTGCTTGAAGCAGTTGTCGTTGAACCAACTGCGTGTATTCCCATACCTACATTATATTGACCTGTTGTTATCGCATCGCCAGACAAAGCACCAACCATTGTGTTTTGTGCGCCAGTTGTGGCTGATTTTAAAGCATCCATACCTATTGCTGTGTTGTAATCTGCTGTCGTATTTGCTGTTAAAGCAGATTTTCCAACAGCAACATTATTATCACCAGATGTTAAAGCTGCAAAAACATCAACACCTACACCAGTATTATTGTCAGCAGCATCAATAGTTCCTGTAGCATTGTCTCCAAGCATAATTGAAGAAGTACCAAAAGCTTTATAATTTAATGCTGAACCATTAATAGTTAGTGCGTCAGTTTCTAAAGTTCCATCAATATCTGCATCACCTGAAATATCTAAAGCAGTACCAATAAGTGTTTGTGTAAATGTTACTTGTCCATTAGAAGCAATAGTCATAGCATCTACGTCTGAAGCAGAACCGATTGTTTTGCCATCACCGATTATTAAATCGTCAGTTAGTGTGACTATACCTGTTACTGCTAGTGTAGAAGCCATATCAACAGCTCCATCTATATCAACAACATCAAGATTTGTAGTTCCATCAACATCCAAGTCACCATTAAAGTCTACATTACCTGCAACTGCAAGAGTTGTAGCCATATCAACAGCACCATCAATGTCTACGACATCTAGGTTAGTAGTACCATCTATATCAGCATCTCCTGAAATATCTAGAGTTGCACCATCTAGTTCACCTGTAATAGTTAAGTTTCTAATACCTGTATAATCTTTGTTAGAATCTAATATGACTGCTTTAGAAGCAATAGCTGTACCGACTGCTGTAGAACCTAAGTCTAGTGCGTTTATTTCTCCAACAACTACAGTAGCTCCATCAAGTATATTAAGTTCTTCTGGTGTTGAACTAATTTGAGTAGCTGATGCAGCCGCTAATACTGGAAGCGTACCTGATACATTAGGAAGATTTATTGTTCTATCACCTGTAGCATCTATACTTGAAAGTGTAGTTTCGTGTGCATCTGCTGTAGATCCTTCAAAAACTACTGCGTTGTTAGCGTTCATTGTAACAGAGTTTACTGTACTAAATGTACCACTAACTGAAATGTTAGTTGCAGAAAGAGTTCCTGTACTTGGATTATATTTTAAATCACCATCTGATTCTAAACCCAAGTTACCACCGTCTAAGTCTCCACCTGATGTAAAGACAATAGCATTATTTTCGTTTGTGCTTTCGTTATCTGTAATAGTAAC